AGCAAGCCTAACACAGAGGTAGTACTACCTTTTGGAGGTTTCCCAGGCGCACAAAAATTCTCTTAATGAGATTTTTAGATGAGATGTATAAAGCGGCTGAAGAGTCTGCTCCCGGGGAAATGTGCGGACTTGTAGTCCGACAAAATGACACAGAAAAATGGATTTTGTGTAAAAATATTTCCGAAGATAAAAATGACTTTGAAATTGACGCAAAGATTTTCGTTCAATATCAACTTACTTCAAAAATATTATATGTAGTGCATAGTCATTACAATCAGAAAAATTTAAAAGCAAGCATCTATGATGTGAATAATTGTAACGCGGTGAATATACCTTACTTAATAGTAGGATATCCACAAAAGGAATATATAATAGTAGAACCAATATGACAAGAACAATATACTTACAAGGAAAAATGGGGGAACTCTTCGGAGACGTCTGGAGTCTTAATGCAGCAACTGTAGCAGAATGTATGCACGGTATTGATTGCCAAAGAGAAGGAAAGTTGAAACAATACTTATTAGATTGTACAGAAAAAGGAATAAAATTTACAGTTCAAAGAGGTGAAGAACTTCTTGATTACGATAATTTACAGATGGATTTAGGTGAAGACGACTTAATTATTTCCCCAGTTCCTGCAGGTTCTGCCAATAAGTTATTAAAAGTAATAGTAGGCTTTCTTCTTTTGGTGGGATCAGCCATGCTTATGGCAGCTGGAGGATTTTTAATGGTTGCCGCAGGTGTCGCAGTAGGTATGATAGGTTCAGCTCTTCTTAACTCGGGTGTGGCAGAATATATGGCACCGAAAAAACCTGGAGAAAAGGGAGATTCTTTTCTTTTTGACGGCCCTGTTAATACAACTAAACAAGGAGTACCAGTACCTCTAGCTTATGGACAATTACTAGTTGGAGGAGCTACAATAAGTTTTGGCTTTACAGACGATGAAGTAACTTCTGCTTCAGGTTTTACATTTTCAAGTTCTACAGGAGGCACTTACTCAGCTTCTATAGGCACTCCACCTAACTCAGCAACACCAATAATATCAGACTCAACTACACCTGCTACAATACCAGCAACAAAGCCAGAACATATAGACTGGAATTTTGATAAAGGAGAACTATAATGGCACGACAAATAATAGATGAGAATGGAGAACCTGTTATTGTCATAGGAGAAGATTCTTCGAGTACATATAATTCTTTTGGTTCAAAAACAGGAACAGAAAAACAAAGCGCTGTTGTAGTAGATATATTATCTGAAGGCCCTATACAAGGCTTAGTTGACGGAGCTTCTTCAGTACAACTCAATGGAGTACCAATTCTAGACCCTATAACAAAACAATCATACTCTGCTGCAGTTTCTAGTAATGTGAGTTATACTGCAAGTTCGAGAACATTAACAGATAATACTAATACTTTATTTGCTAATAGAGGAATTAGTGATGGAACTTATAAAATACAAATAGAAGGTGGATTAAAAGCAGCTTCAGGATTAATAAGTACTACAGCTGGATTAAGCACAGTAACCTCTAGCTCTAGTTTTTTTTGCAGAAGACCAAGTAAGCTTTAATAACGAGTCAAGAACTTTGACTATACCAGGTGCAGGGTCTGGGGGTTCTGACTATAAGGGAAGAATTGTACAGTTTATTAATGCAACAAGTGTATCTGTAGAACCTGCCCCTTCAGTTTCAGTATCAGGAGCTAATGCTACTATTGATTTAGTAGGAACTGTATCTTCTATTTCTAACAATACAGCAGTTTTAGAAGGTAGTGGTACGATTGGTATTAATGTATCAAATGTCAAAACAAATTTAAGTACTCCAGGAGTGAGTGCAGCTATCACTCCAGATAGATGGAACTTTGAAGACGCAGGTTTTGCATTTCGATCGGGTACTAGAGACCAGTCATTTTTGCCATTACCTGGAAATGTAGGTACAAACTCACTTACTACTAATGCAGGAGTTACTTTAAATACTACTGATTTTAATGCAATTACACACAATGGTTCTGCTATTTTTCCAAATAATTATGTTACTGCAAACGGAGTAAGTAATTGGAGTAGGGTAGACGAACCAGATGCAAGTCGTTTAGTTTTTACAAGTGATGGCATGGGAGTACCTTCTCCAGGAGAAGTCGATGCTATTAAAATAACAATAAAGTTCCCAAATGGTATGCTAGCGCAGAAACCAGGAGATGGAGCAGAAGAAACAGGTTTTGCAGAGTTTCAGATTCTTTTTGAATACTCTGTAACAGGCAACTTTGACGATACAAAAACTTATGTAGCTTATGGACATTCAGATGCTCAACTACAAAGTAGAGCAGCTTTACCTGGTAGAAGTGCAGATAGTTTTGGAGGAAAAGCAGGAACTCATAGTACAACAGGTACAATTAGAAAGAAAACTAAAACTGCATTTGTGCAAACATTTAGTTGGAGTGTTGCTTCTTTACAACCCTTTACTAAGTATAGAATTAAAATAGCAAAAATAAC